TTCAACAAGGGGTCTCGTGTGTTGTATTCGTCAGCGTAGATGAGCGAGTCCTTCATGATTGCCGTGCTGTAGTCCACGTCCAGAATCATGGAGCGCATGCTCTTTGGGGCCTTCGCTGTGCTGAGCAGCTCCTGGGCCTGTGCCACCTCGTCTGAGTCAAAATCTGCTGATGACTTGGAAATAGAGGTGGGGAAGTTTGTGGGAGTTATGAGCCCAAAAAGCGTGTCCGCAAAAGCCTTGGCTGTGGCCTCTATTGCGGGCCTTGTGAAAATGTTGAAAATAAAGTCAGCACTTGCTGCCTTGCTGACTTCCAAGTCAGTCAGGCCAATGCTGAAGCCCTTCATGTGGGTGAGGTCAATGCTCACCTCGGTTGTCTCAATGTCTCCAGGGGAGTAGCTACCAGACAGGTCCATGGCATTGACTGCCAGCGGAATTCTGGTTGTCACCCCTTCCCCCCTTTGCCGCACCCCGTCCGAAAAGTTTCGGGCGAAGTGGGCAAAGAAGGGGAAAGAAAACCCCAAGTGGTCCAGCGTTAAGCTGGCCACTGTGCTGAGGTTCAGTCCTTGGAGTTGATTAGGCATTAGCCTTAGGCACTCTTAATTCTCTGCAAGCTGTCAACTTGGCCCTTAGCCACACCATACAGACAAGCCACAGAAACCATGTGCTTGCCTGCGGTGGCATCGTACCAGCTGCGCAGCTGCAATGGGGTCTGAGAGACGTCAGGGGTGGTCAGGTTCAAAACCTGCACATTGCCGTCTGCAGGAGCAGCTGGAAAACGTGCAGCAACTGCCACAGCACTTGGGTGCAGCGCAAAACCTTGGAGGTTTTCTGAGGTGGTAGTTGCAGAGGCTCCGTTGATTGCTCCGGTGTATTCCCAGAGGTTCATTCCATGGACACGGGTGCCCATGTGTTCACGTACTGCTTCAGCGCCACCATAGGTATTGCTCGCACCCACAATTGAGTCCTTTTGAATGGCTGCATAATAGGACGGCGAAAGAATGACGTTTCGGTCACCTCTGGGCACCTTGCGTCCGCTTAAATCCCCAGAAATTGTGGCAATATCGTCTGAGTCGAAATTGGCAGCTGTGACAGTGGTGGCGTTGGTGTAATTAGCTGAAACAACAAGCTTCACAATGTCAGTGAAAATGCTGTCAAGGACTGTTTCGTAGGCAGGCTGCAAGAAAATGGAAGTTAACCATTGCACGTCACCTGCAGCGCGAGAAACCTCATAATCTGAGAAGCCCATGGAGTAGCCCTTGAGCGAATTGAGCTGCACCGTCACAGCCGTTGAATCTACGTCATTGGCTGCATATCCGGTGGACAAGTCTTGCGCTGTGAGTCCTGCTGCATAACGAGTCACAACAGACTCGCCGCGTCCGCTAGGGTCACCCGTGAAGTCACGGGCAACTGCTGAGAGAGGGGCAAAGGTTTGCCCCAGAAAATCGAGTGACAATTCGGCAATCGCCTCAAGGTTCACTCCCTGGATGTTGTTGGCCATCTAAGTGTCTTTCTATCAACCACTTACCTAAGAAGTGGCTTAATGTGTTTGAGGTAGTAAGCCCGCCGCTCCTGGTTACCTTCCAGGGTGCGGTAGTGCTGCCAGTGCTCTGCCTGGGTCAGCTCTTCTGTGGGCTCGGGTTCGGTTGCTTCCTCAACTGGCTCTGCACCGCACTGGGCCACAATGTCTGCAGCCTGCTCACTTGCGGTGGCTTTCTCCTGTTCAAGCAAAGAATTGGTTTCTTCCAGCAAGGCTACCTTGGTCTCAAGGGCCTTGATGTCTTCTTCATGCTGTGCACCAAGCTTGGCGACTTCTTCAGCATGTTTGCCTGCCTGCTCTTCTAGTTGGGCCTGCAGGGTTTGGTTGCCAGCCAGGGCTTCTTCTAGCTTGGTGCTCAAGCTGTTCAGCTCCGTGTTGGCCTTAACTAAATCTAGAATTGTCTTCATGTGTTGTGTGTGTGTTGGTTAAAGGTTTCCCATCAGCGCCAAGACGCTGTCCAAATCGTTGACTACTGCGTCCCCTAAACCTGAGGTGACTGCCTCGAAGCCCTCGTAAGTCAATCCAGTCATGCTGGACTCAGGGGCAGTGCGTTTGAGGTTTATGTCTGCTTTAAATCGTTCATGCCACTTGGTGACATTGGCTTGCAGGCGAGCTTCTGCTTCCTCGGAAAGTGGCTTAAAGTCAGCCAAGTCCAGCTTGTTTTCTCCGCTTGAAATCGCGTTGACTTTAAAGCCATTCATGGCGAGGTGTTCGGACTGGTCTAGTAGCGCAATGTAGACGCCTACACTTCCCACCTCCGCTGACTCAGAGACAATGACGCTGTCCGCACAGGAAGCCACCCAGTAAGCCGCTGAGGCTGCCATGCCTTCTGTGTAAGCCACCAAAGGCTTGCTGACGTTGCGAAGCTTTGCAGCCAGTTCTGGAAGGCCTGTAATCGTGCCACCAGGGCTGTCTATGTGGAGCAGAATGCTGGAGACGTTGGGGCTTGCTTCTGCTTCAGACACCTGCTGCCAGACGTCGTCATAATCAGTCATTCCCAACATCCGCTCCCATGGGCCTAGCATTTTGCCAAGGGCTCCATGAATGTGGATAATGGCTACACCATCCACCTCTTGTGGCGGGCGGTTGGGTTCAATCGTGTATTCCTCGTCCTCATCAAAGTAGGCTGAGGCTTCAGTCAATGCAGAGTGGTAGTCTGGGCGAATTGCCCACACCTCATTCTGCAGCTTGTGGGTCAATCGGTGTTTCATTGCTGTCTGCAAATACAGGGTTGGGTGTGCGTTGTGAGAGGAGGTGCATGGCAGTCTCCATGCTGATTCCATACTCGCTTGAAAGTCGTTGTGCTCTGGTAAGCAAGTCCACTGCCTCAGCCTCCACTTGGCCTCTGACTTCTTGCCAGTCCATGCCAAGCTCGCCCACGTCTTGGGACATGGTGCGGAGGCCTAGCTTTATGGAGTCATGGTTGGACTTGGCCTCCCTGCCTAAGTCTACGGTAATTCTCTTGGGTGTTTGCCATCGAACCTTCCACCAGTTTTCTGAGGGTGGCAGCTCGCCGCGTTTAATGCCTCTTGCAATCACCCAGCTCCACACTCTATTGCAAAGCTTGGTTGCTATGAGGTTCTGCCGCTCTTCAAAGCGCCGCTGGGCTTTTTCCAGCACAAAACGTGAGGCACTGCCTGTGCCTTTGGAAATATCCCAGACAAACTCATAAGGCAGCCCCAAGCCTGTGGCCACTTCGCGCGTGAGGTGTTCAATAAAGCCCACAAAAGTGCTAGAGGGGCGGTTGGAGGCAAAGGACTCAATGGACTCCCCAATCTTCAACCTCGGAATCATCCCAGGCTCAAAGGTTTGCCACGGGAGGTCTCCAGTGTCTGCCGCTGCATAGCCGTCCTCGATTAAGGCGCTGCCATCGTCTGCAACGCCGCCCTGGCTGGTGATGGCCATGCCAATCGAGGCATTGAGTTTGGTGCCTACCTTCTCAAATTCCAGCAAGTCGTCCATGTCCCTCAAGTGGGCAATGGCATGGACTAGGCTTGTGACTCCCCTGAGCTGGCTGACCCGTTCTGGGTCATACATCAAAATGAAATTGTTGGAGCTTATGCGGCGGTAGTCACTGTCCCCGTCTCGCACCTCATAGGCTGTGGGCCTGCCAGCTGGGCTGACATTAACACCGTCATGTCCCTTGGCGTCATAGGTCTCAGACTCAATACGGTGGGCTTCTACTAGTTGGAGCTGTGGAAAGCTGTTGCCTGTTCCAACCATTATCAGGCCAATGTCACCGTCTATGTCCATGCGCTTGGACACTAGGCTCTGGAGTTGCCCAAAAGTGAATTGCCCCGTCACCTCACAAATTTTGGCCCATTCGCTGAAGTAGTCTTCATAGGCCTGGGCTTCTGCAGACTGGGCCTGAGGCCTTAGCCCTGAGCCCACTGAGTAGCGTGTCAGGTCAGCCACTGCTCCTCTCACAAGTCCGTTATTGTTAAAGAGGTGACGGGCAAACCCCATGAGGCTACGCCTCTGGCTTCTGTTTAGGGTTTGCGTTGAGTCGCTGACAGTGTATGGGACATAGGTTCTGTATCGTCCTATTTCAGTGCCCCTGTAGTGCCCGCTAAAGCTGTTGGCTCTTTTCTTCTTGGGCGTCAGGTCTAGGACTCGCCCGTTGTGGTCGTAGAGTTCCATGCTAACGGGAAAACCTTGCAAAAGTCATGCGGGCGGGTTTGGTGCCTGTGGCTAGGCCCTTTTCGTGCAGCACGTCTGTGAGTTGGGACGCTAGTTCCTCTGTGGGTAGGACAAGCTCGCGGGTGCCGCTTTGGGAAGCATTGGAAAAAGAGGTGGTAACGGCACCAGAAAGCACAGCGTCTGCC